CCTGCTACTGCCATATTAACCTGTGTTTTATAAAGAAAAGAATTCTTCCAGACGTTGGTGGATCACCCCCTCTCAGCCTGAAACTTAGACGAATTATATTATTTGATTCGTCCGGTGGAATAAAAATAGATTCTGGCTTTTGCTGAAAGGAATAAGGAACATCCGGTAGCTCTGTCCAGTTTAAATATAACTCATCTTCTTTAGCATCATTAACCCTGCCTAAACAAATCTTTGCATTTACTCCTGCAAAAGGTTCCGTCATTACAACAGAGATTCTCTCAGGTAATGAGTTAGGATAAAGACGATGATCAAAACGAGCATTCGTTATAGCAAGTTCTTCATTAGTAAGGCTATCAGATGTAATCTCAATAATAGAACTTTCAAATAACTGCTCTGAAACAGGGGCAGGTGGAACCCACCCCTGAAACCCTTTAGGCATTCACACTCTTTAATTAGTCGAGTTTAGAACACGCACACTCGATCCTGTAGATCCAGTCTTCGTTCAGGATCTGGCAAGCATACCAGCTTTTCCAGCCAACTGAACCAGACTGACCCAATGGATCAGTTACTGCAGGTTGTGGCATCACAACCTTAGGTACTACTGCATCAAAACCAGAGAGTGTTACACACCCTAAAGCTTCTGCAGAGAAGATTATCACAGGATAAACCTGAAACTTAGCATCAGCAGGAGTTCTTACCAATGTGGTATTACCTCCATGAGCAGCACCAAATTCAGTGGTTGCACCAGCTTCTGCATAGTCACCAGTGTCAGCAACAGTACCAGTAGTCGTACCAAACGATTGTCCAGTATGACCAGCAACATATGCTGAACCCTGTGTGAGTGAGATGTTCAAGTTTTTGTAAGCTGTTCCTGCTGGATCTTTTCCAAAAGGTGCAGCTTGCGTTGTAAGAATGAAACGAATTACACCTACAGCTCCAATCTCTCCAGGTAACATCTGTTGCCCGTTGTTACTATACTTCTGATAAGGGATAAATCCAGGCAATAGCTCGATATCCTTACGAAGATCAGTATGACAAACCGCTACGTATGACTCTGGCACTGGCTCAGTAGCATACTTAGGGGATGGAGTCATCTGTTTAGCAATCTTACGTGCTTCCTGATATTCCAGTGTACGTACTGCAGTATCAAGTAAAGTTGTATCTGGTGTTTGAGAAGAAGCATTTACACCAATTGTGTTGCAGATAGTTTTTGCAACAGTTGCTCTAGTAGTACCACCAGAAAAAGCAGCTTGAGTACCAGAACGTGCGTGTAAATAGGTGAGAAAATCCATCAGTTCTGCAGCCTGAATTGATTGGCGTTCAGTAACTTGCTGAATGATTGGATCTTGAGCTGCTGCTACGAGAACATCAGTTGTGGCAACGTATGAACCATATTGGTGTAACTTTACCTTAATGATTGTTTGCAGCAAGCTGTCGGCAGGAGGCTTTACACCTTCAGCCAATGGTACGAGAGGAAGACCAAACTTTTCAAAACGCTTCCAGCGAACTTCTAGCCCACCTTGACGCTCCTTGGTTTCCTTCTGTGCAAAACGTGCGAATACCATGTTACGTTTTGCGATTGACAGAAATTTCTTCTGTATCTTAATGGCTTCTGTTTCATCCAGAGAGCCATATTTCATGGTTCCTGCAACAGTTACCTGTCCAGTACCACCTCTATTATGAGCGACTGCGGGAGTATTACTTCCGCTAACCCAGTTATTAGCCATTGTCTTGTCCTATTATAAGATTAAAATTTATTAAAGAGACAAGATCTCTCGGCTTAACTACTCTATCGCATCAAATAATGCTTCGCCTGTTAAACCTTGAGTAGGATCAGTTGTATTAGACAGAGACTGTGATCCGCCCATTAGCTGTGATGCCTGATAACGTCTAAGATCCTGAGGATCTTGTCCTTTATACATTTCACCACCGCCTCCATTTTGCTCAAGGTACATCCTAATAACCTGAGCTTTGGCTTCATTGTCTCCTTGAGTCATAGCAGTTCGGCACATTGAGTCTTTATTAACCCATTCAATAAAAGACTGATCGTCTTCAATCGAAGGCCAAACACCATAACCAAGTTGTCTATCGAAAAATGATTGCTGTGACATCGAATCAAACTTACGAGTCAAGTCACTTAAAGGTGCATCATATTTTTCTTCAACATACCTGCTTATCTTGTCATCTACTGATTCTTGTTGTTGAGACTTAAACTCTGCCAGCTTCTTTCTCATAAGCCTGTCTGCGATTCTTTCTGAAGTTCTCATTACTTCAGGGAAATCTTCCATGACTCGTAGATCATCTTCTGACAGTTCATCTTCATCTTGATCTTTTTTAGCCTGGAGACTTAGTTCGTTTTCACGTTCCAGTACAGCCAGTCTAGCTCTCAGCTCTTGATTCTCAGACTCTTTTGCTTTCTGTGCAGTATATGCACGATCAGCATGAGGTCTAATGTCATCATAGCTTTTAGTAACTGAAGCTAATTGCTTCTCTAATTCAGCTACTTTGTCTGCCCCTGTATCAGTTTGCTCTTGCTGGTTAGGCATTTCTCCTTGAGGAGGTGCTTCTAGCATAGGTCACTCATCATTATGGGTTAGTGCCTCACGGATCAAGTGATCAAGGTCAAGTACATTCTTGATTTCTTTGATCTCTCCAATGAGACTATTAAAGGTGGCTACGTCCTTTACGTCATAGAGGGGCTTCTCTGAGAGTCTTTCCTCTTTCCGTCTAAGTCTAGCCGATAAAATCTTAGATAGCTGGTTCCATCTCGGGTCGTCCTCCAATGTCAGGAGGTACTCCAGCTTCTCCCTGTCCAAGCTCCTGCTGTTGTTCGGCTTCGGCCTGGAGTTGTTGTTGTTCTTGTTGAAGTTGAACATTCTGTTGTTCCATTAATTCCATAAGTAATATTGATGTCTGCTGAAGAAGATCAGGCAACTCATTAGTTGGTACATCACCACCTTCTTTTATTTTTGCTAATCGCTCCTGTATTATTCCTTTACGGATATCTGCTGCGACTGCCTTCTTCTCATCAACTCTTGCTCTGTTTTCATATGTTTCAGCATCAAGTTGTGCAGCTACCACCTGTTGTTGTTCGGCTTGCTGTTGCATTTGCTGTGCTTCTTGAGCTGCTTCTTCCTCTGACTTAATCAATCCATCAATTTCTAATCCTAAACCTGCCTTTAAAGGTACTGCCAATTTTTCAAAATTAAATCTATCTCGCATCTCTGGCACTTGACCCACTACCTGAATCAATTGCAATACCTGCTGGATAGTAACTTCTTTAGCCATGAATGTATCATAGCTCTTTGCCTGACAAAGGAAGTCTCCTTTAATCCCAAGATCAACTGAATCCGCCATTAACCAATGGTAGATTGCCTGAACATTGGATGTAACCATATTATTAAGTGAACGTACAACTCCGCTTGTTAATTTATTAGAGTTCTCGTTCAGAATCTGCATACCAGTAGCAGTCTTAGTCTGATACTGAGCACCTGCTCCCATACCAATAGGGACTTGTCCTGATGCCAGATCTGTATTTCTCTCAATGATCTTAAGCAGATCAACTAAACCATTAGTTACATCTGGTATAATTACAGACTTAAATGCATCATTAACACTCTCACCTGCCTTAAGTCTCCAGATTTTTCCCGGATACATCTCATAGAAGTCATCACTATTTGCATCGAATGCATTAGGATTGAGTGCAGCCATCGGGAGAGCTGCCATTGTTTTGCCTTCGACTATCATGCCGTAGACAAAATTCATCATATCCTGATCATCACGGATAGCTTCATATATACCGCTACCCCAGATACTATCTTCCTGTTCCTGCCAGTAACAAAAATCGTAGGGTAATCTACCATCAAAAGGATTCGGCATTGCCCTCAGAACCTTAGATCCCAGCACTGTAATAACCACTGGCATATGTACTGGGTCTCCATCTTTCTTCTGAGGAAGATCCATATAAGGCTCAATGTCTTCCCTGCCTAAACCCTTATGCCATAATTCAAGTATAGTAAAGTTCTTAACCTGTTCTACCCCCTGACTAAATCTTCGTGGTGATATCCCACCAGTATCCATAGAGGTTTGACCTTCTCCTGTCTCAATACAGCTTTCTACTAATAAAGGATCAATGACACCATTTGATTTCATTGCCATCATCCGTAATTCCTGAGCAGACAAGAATCTTCTTTGGATAACCCAATCAAGATCACTCTTACCTGTCGCACCTGGAGATGGGAATGTATCCCATATTGATATCCATTCAACATGAGGAACCATTTCCGATTCTGCCTGCTCCTCTATCATCTGGAGCATGGGGTCACGATTGGCTGTCTGATAAAGGGGGTAATCTACCTTTTTCAAGACTATCGACTTAGTTACTCCTGTGCCATATAACGTCATTTCGTTAATGGCTTTACTCAATGTATCCTCATAAGAGGTCTCATCAAGTATATCTCTTATCCTCTGTTCGCAATTCTTCGCCCTATTAGTCGCTTCATCATACGGCTCTGGTGCTTCAAGAAGATCTGGAGAAACAAATCTTGGTCTACGTGACGGAGTAATTTTAAATGGGATCTTGCCTTGCTGGAGGGTTGAGGATAGCAGCTTAGTCCTAGCCTCATGCACTTTTCTTTTAGTTAGGTTGACATATATTCCTCTCTCTTTAGCTACATCAACTGCCTTAGATGTAGTATCAGGGAACTCACCTCTCATAGCATGCCAGCCCGATTCCCAAATCTCCTCACGGGTTTTACGATCTGTATCACCAGCACCTTTCTGGTATAACTCCTGTACTATAAGTCCAAGAGAATCTGGTAAAAGCCCCTTTACTTCCTCACTATCTTCAGTGATGTAATGGTTGCTTTCAGCTTTGATTTCCGCCATTAAGACTTCTTCTTTTTTGTTTTGCGTTTCTTTTTGACAGGCTTCTTAAGTCCGTAATTCATAAAAATCGTCAAAATAAGGGGGTGCTAGAGTACCTGAGTATCAGGTTTCTTTCGTTACAGAGAGATCTGAGATGCTTAAATATTCAAATATTCAAATATGATATAAGATACAAGCAATCAAACGGCTCGTCAAGAAAAAGAATTCTTTACACTAACTCTTTACATAGAACTCTGTACGTTGTGTTCTCGGCATTGGCATGGATGGAGAAGGGTCGAATGGATACATGTAACACATGTAGGCTGCAATTGCAAGGGACATTACCCTGTCATCGTGGCATCCATGTTGAGCCGCTTCTTTACCATCTTTATTAATAACAAAGGTCTGTAGTTCGTCTACAGTTTCTTTTGAAAAAATTTCTATCTGTCTCTCCCTGATCAATCTCCTGAGCAAGTCAAGTATTAACTTCCTAGTTTTTATATTAGTATTAAAACCCAGACGCTTCTTCTGCCTATTGCCACGCTCATCAAGGGCTTTCTCTATATACAGGTTTTCGTATGAATGGATAGAAGATAGGAACTTGAGGGTTAATAATCCATGATTATTATTTTCGACTGCTACTAGTGCCATATTGTACCATGTCGCAATAGTTGTAATTACCCAAGCTAAAAGATCAGGGTCTATCCTAGTTGACCAAGTAGCACATTCCTCAAAGGTTTCAGCATCTAAGACTGTTATAACAGAGTAATCGGAGTCCCCGGTTTGGCTAAGTATTCCTTCTGAAACATCAACACCTATTCTATATTCTCTACCCAACTGTGGCGGATTAAATACAGCAAGCTCTCCGCCAGGATCTTTTTTCATAAAGTATCGCATCTGTTCCCTGCCATCCTTATATGCAAACCCATTTACTGGAACTTCAAATCTTTTAGGTGGGCTATCACGTTCACGCTCATCTGCATCGAACCACATCTGAGTTAAGTTTACAGAATCAAACGCACTTCTACCTGAAGCAACGAAAGCTTCTCTTGCAGTAGTAGGATATTCCTGGTGGAACACATTTAAATCTCCCTGACACTCTGGAGAGATTATCTTGTTCCTCCGCCACTTTAAGTGTTCAGGAGTAATCTTGAAGAGTAACTCTCCCTCTGTTGTCTTATATGATGTCTCAACACCTAGTAAAGCTTTTTCTTCCTCTCCACCGAAAGCTGGGTTAGTGCCAAGAGATTTTATAAAACTATCATCCTTCTTTTCATCTTCCGACAACTCAGTTTTGTATTCATCGAAAACAAACCAAGGGAAGAACACAGGTTTCAAACCAGAGTCATCCTTCTCTGCTCGCCACCATTCTCTTTCAAAATAATTTCCAACTCCCTTAGCTGTACTCTCCAACCATATCTCTGTGCCATACCCCTGCATAACACAGTTCATTAAACCAGTCGCATACTCCTTAGCCCTACTGCCCCAACGTGCTACCTCTGAACAGTGGAGCATATCAATACCAGCACCTACAACCTCTGAACCTTCCACTGTACTCATACCATAACGTGAGTTCAGTCCTTTGCCATCAACAGAACCCCATGTCAGTTCCTGTTTACCTGAATAGTGTGAGAGAGGTTTAATGAAATCTGGATAGTTCTGTTCCATAACTTTTGTCATCTGGAACATCTCTGAGGTTGTATTCTTAGAATGTGTACAGATATGCACTAGCTGGTTGAACATAGTAGCTGCTCGCTTAAACATCCTGGCCTGAACATATGTAGAGATACCAAAACGTCTAGCCTTTAAAACAATTATCCTGACATGTCCTATATCTTCAAGCTGCTGCTGAGCTACTTCATGCAGAATCTTCTGCACACTGTTCATCTGGAAGGGGATTAGTTTCTTAGTACCCAACTCCTGTATCTTAAGGCAGTAATTAAAATAGGTATCGTGATCTTGCAACCTATCCATCAACTCCTGCATTGCTTCTTTGTTGGATTTCTTAGGAGCTAACATTTATTTATCTGGAGCAATTGCCTTTGCATCATTCATGTTTATACCTTTTGGTCGTGGTTTATGTACCAGATCCTTTAATCTATAATCTATAGACCTGACCATTGAGTGGTCTGCACCTGCCACCGCCCTATCACGCTCATCTAAGAGAACTGCCTCTATGATAGTCTCCTTACTATGGGAAGCTATAGTTGACCATAACTTATCTAGCCTTTGAAATTGTTTCTCCATTATCTAATCATTTGCATAAATTCCTTGAAAGGTATCTTACCTTTTTTTATATTACAACTGTTACAACATACTACAAGATTCTCATCAGATAGCTGTTCTTCTACAGTATCTAAACTAGATAGAGGCTCCATATGATCAAGAACCCAGTCACCCTTAGCTGGCAATCTTATTCCACAATAGAAACAAGGAGCAGTTCCACGATCCTGTTCCTGTGCTTTTATCCAGCATTTTATATATGTTGTCCTATTATATCCACCCTTCCTCTTCCTCTTCTTACCTGCAAGCTTATTTCTGTGGAATGCAGCTTTCTCCTTACAATTTCTACAACAATACTTCTGCACCGCTTGCCCATGAATATTAGGAGTGTAATCCTCTTTGCAATATTCGCAGGTTTTTATCACTGAATTTTACTAAGATAACGTGCAATCAATATAGCATCTGCTATACCATGATCCTTCTTCCTAGTTAATTTTATATCAGGATATATCTGATTCACCTTCTGGATAGAAGATCCTTTCTCCTTTGGCATATCCCCAAGCATCAATTTCTTCCAAGATGGGGGGCGTATCAAGTAGTATGGCAAGCCCATGCCCACGCACAGACCTCTCAGAAAGCCATAACTAGCCATATAACGACCACTTGACACGATCCCCTGGTTCGGCATCGTCTGTGATTTTTCTATACCAACTAATAAGTTCTCATACTTAGGTGAGAAACGAGAGAAAATATTATAAAGTTCTGGTTCATGTAATTCACGTTTCTTAGCAACTTCGATGATTGGCATGTCTTGGTAATGAATGACCTGTAAATTCTTATCTAACACTGCCAGTGCTCCTGAAAAGCCCGGATCAATTCCCAAGTACATCCTCAACCCCCCATATTCTCTGCAGCTCCGCCTGAATCTTCTTCTCTTCTGACTCAGGTAGTTGCCAAGTTAGATCTGTTTGTATATCTACAGTAGGTATCTGATCTCCATATCTGGTAATAGTACCTCCTTTTTCAAGAAATTCTTCTACTGCAACCTTAAGCTCACGCCTCTCAGGGGTATCACAATTAACAAACTCGGCTGTAGTAACAACTCTCTCCCCAAATGTAGGAGACTGCCAACTAGGATGAAACCTTGCTGCAGGTTTAACCTTAGGTTGTTTAGCTGTTAAAGCACGTTTCTCTACCCTCCTTTTATTATATTCAACATGCCAACAATGTATATCGCAATACTTCTGTCTACTAGTACGTGGCTCAAATCTTTTACCACAAGTATCACAATCAATAGGATCAAGTTTTATATTACCACGCTTAAGAGCAGCACGTTCTAGCTTATGATGGTAAGAACAACTCTCAGAACAAAAACGTGTCCTCCCTACTGGTAGGTCTTTCTTACATATAAAACAAACTGTTGAACTCATTTATCTTCAGCCTCCACCATAGTAAACATTGTACCTACATTATCTGCTAAATCCAGAAAGTAACTGTCAGCCTTTAAGTTTTCCCTTTCTGCATTAGCTAATAAGTCTGAATAAGGGACACCTGTCTTCCAGGCAGTTGCGGCAGACGCTAACATCAAAGCTAACAATGCCCGTGAATCCATGATCTGTTTCTGTTCAGCTTTAATTTCTCTCGCTGACTTTTTCCTTTTCGCCATCTTCCTCCTTTGTAAATTCACCTTCAATTACATCCTCAATCTGAGGATTCATTTGGTGGTCAAGTTCCTTTAATGCATCCTCAACCCTAAATACATTCTCATTCTTCTGTTCTATATACTTATACTCATTCGGCATAGCAAGTGCAATCCTCTCACTCTTAATGATATCCATAACAGTTTTAGCTTTAGCTGTAAGCAAATCCACCTCACCTTTATCATTAGATAATAGAACCATCTCCTTCAGCCTATTCAACTCATCAAGATGCTGGTCAGATATAGTTGCACGATGATCCGCATACTTCTTAATCATCTTTGTATGTACGTTAGCCAGAGCAGCCTCTCTCTTTGAAGCATACTCCCAATCACCCTCACCTACATACTTCTGAAGAGTACTCCTCCAGATACCATACTTCTCTACTATCTGCCCCCTAGTAAGTAAGCCAGACTCATAGTCAACCTTAATAGCAGCCTTCATTACTGCCCTATGGTGTGCCTGCTCAGCCCTAGACCCTGTACTAACCTTAGTACTGTTCTTATTGCCCTGCTTCTTTACCTTAACCCTGCTACCTATTCCTTTAGCCATTACTCCTCAGGGTTATCTTTTCACAAAATTTAATAGGGATATCAAAAAAATCTTCGCCAGAAGGATTCCGACTATTTGGTATGTTCTTTATATATTCATCTTTAAGGTTACTGCCATTCACCAAGACTGCCCGACTACAATCACTATTCAATACCCAGAATAATAACCTGTCAGACAGCCCCAGCAACGACCTCTTCCTTAAAGGAATATGGACTGTAGACCAATTAGGCCACTCTCCAGACCATCCAGGCTTAACCTCTACCTCGTGATGCTCCTTAACAGTAGCCTTTATATCAGCCTTGTAATCTTCAACGTCAGGTTCAAGTGTCAGCCCCTTATCTTCTAACCAACCCCTTACTGCGTCTTTTGCTTTCTGATCAAACATCCTGTACTGATCTGGAAAGAATACTATAGCAACCCCCTGAATCCTTGGATTAGATCCTCAATAGGAATGCTACCACGTAAACCATCATCCAAACGATCTACTTTGTGATGTTCCTTCTTGCTACCCTTCTCCATATTAGAGACTTCTCTGGATAACCTAGAATCAAACAACTTTACCTTTTCTACATATGAGACTTTGTTGCTGTCCCAGTGAGATGGCTGATCTAAAAGTGCCACCCCAATGCTAATCATAGTAACCAATATTAATAACTGATACATGCTCCTCCATTTAAGAGTGTAAAGAACAATTTACTATTTGGTTACCTATATTATAAATCAATCAAAAATTGGGTGTCAAGTATTTTTTTCACGGAATCTAAAATAAGGGGTGGGGGGTAAAAAAAAGAGGGGGGGTCAAAAATTGGAGAGGAGGTAGAAGAGAGAGGGACTCCAATATATATATACATGGGGGCGTGCGGTTGCCCCTGGGGGGGTCTTGCGTGATCACGGAAATCTTTTTATTTCTCTTCATCAATCATCAAATTTCCTGCAAATCCCTTCGTCTCAAATTTTCTGGATTTTCGTAAAATTTTGCTATACTGGAACCAGAAGTCAGGGAGATATACTCTCACGATTTCAGGCACATACACGCAATCATGCGTGTGTGAGTCAGGGCAACTTTGCCCACACACACCCATCACACAGGAGAACACGATGGTACATAGCAACGAAAACGTAAACGTAGCGATCCTTCACGCACTCGAGCGCATTGAAGCGAAGCTTCAGGCAGATTCCCCGAAGGCGGAGAAGCATAACTTCATCACGAAGGTTCAAGCGAAGCTTAAGCCGAAGAAGAAGCAAGCGAAGAAGGCCGTTACGCATGAGCGTGTAGAGCTTCCCGAAGGCTGGAAAGAGATTCCTGGCCTTAACGCTATACGCACACAAGGTTATAACACTGCGAGAGCTGAACACCCTAAGAAGCCTTATGGCTTCTGGAACAGGGAAGGCTTATTGCGTGTGCAAGAGGCCATAGCTACTATGTAGCCCCAGACCCCTACTGCTTCGGTGGTAGGGGTTTTTTTTATGTCTACTGTAAGGCTTGCGTAAAGCATTACGTTACAGTATCCCCTGATCGCTTGGCACAACGTGTGTTACAGGGATCAGTCTCACTAACCCAAACATAAGGAGAATGGTATGCAAATAGTGCAAAACATAATCAACCTAGCGATAGTCGTTTTAGGTGCAGTAATCGTGTTAAGGCTAACCTACATTATGGTGAGCATATGATTAAGTACGAACCTGAACTAGACCTGAGCAAGGTCTATAGCAATAGCGTAAACGATGACGAGTCTAGCATATTAACCTTTGCTCGTGATCTCTACATGGTAGCAACATTCTTGGGCGTTGCTTACCTAGTAATCATTAACATTTAATGAAGGAGGATGTATGAACGATGAGTTAGCTGAATTGAGAGAGGTTCAGAAAAAAGCAGAAGTTAGGAGTGAAACCCGTAACCTTGAAGCAATCTCAAATGTATGGGGACTTGCGATATGGTTAGAAGAGAAAGGTGTCATGCCATATGATGCTGGTAATCTTCTTAAAGAGTTGCAACTTCTCAAAGATGCTTACTTACTAAAACCTAACAAGGAGAATATATGACTGAATTCGATCCGACTTTACCACCTCTAGATAGGGTGTCTGTCGTAAAGTGTGAGGATTGCCATGCAGAACTAGCTAAGTTAGCATGGAAGAACTTTGGTTACACTAGTTCTTTTGATTGCTGGATTTCAGCTAATAATGCTGAGATAGCAATCCAAGATGCTCACGAAATGGCATGCCCAATGTGGAGTGATAACCCTAACAAGGAGAATATATGAAGTGGAAAAATATAGATAAAACAGGAGTAGAGTATAAGATAGGCAAGGAGATGACTAGTATCCTTAGGGATATAAAGTCTGATCTCCAGATGTATGATACCTGTGGTAATACTTTGTTCGGTGAGGAAGCTGAGCAAAAACTTCAATGGGAATTAGGTAAGGTTGAAGGGATCAAACTTGCCTTACGTTACTTGCTTGATGAAAAGGGAGTTGACTATGACAGGTTTGCTTCCCAGCTTAAACCTGGCCCAATGCCTAAGAGGTTCATCAATTAGTTAAGTGCAAGCCTAGTATGGTACTGTGTTTCAGCAGATCGAGGTGCAGTACCATGTCAAACATATCCTACCTAACCTACTGATATCGTTGTTCCACCCTATGTGCAACGACTATTATTACTTTTATATATTTATATTATTTATTAAAAATAAATAATAATAATATTATTACTCCCCTAAGAACAACAATATCCCTTAGAACATAGCTGGATTGGAATGACATATATTCTCTAGGTGTTTGTACCTATTGATGTACTTCCTTTCAATCTAGGGGTGTTTTAAGCATCCTATTTAGGGCATATTGCCCAAACCAATAGCCAATAATGGTGACTTGGTGATTTAACCACTCAATTAGGAGAACACTATGAGTGCTAATACTATGGTAACAAAACTGTCATTTGAATTGTGTAAGAAGAACCGACCTTCGATGAGACATAAATATCAGGATACTGCATATGAATGTAGTCCTGAGATTCATGAGTTTATCAATCGGGTAGATGTTGAAGGAGGCTTACCTGCCAGTTATGACAGTCACCCTGTCCCTACAGGTAGAACTAGGATAGGTGTAGACAATCCCCTCATTAAAGACCTCAATCTTTTACCTGAGGAGAGTGTCTACAGAGAACACGGAGTTGCTGGCTTCTACGTCAGCTAACTCTATTTACATGCAGGATAGCAGTCCTGCGTGGTAACTGAGACCACACTTCATAGTACATGATTGGTGTGGTCTTGTCAACTAAAACTATACATTAAGGAGAAGTATGACTAAGAATAAAATGATTAAGCAAATACTTGGCAACATGCGTAAGGAACAGGAAGCTACATTAGCTGAAATTGGTAAGTCCTTAAGCATTAGATACACTAAGGCTGGATTAATAGCCCATTACCCTAACGTTTTTGGAAAGAAATAAGGAGACATATGGAAAACGTAACATGTACAGGCTGTAGTTCTGACCAGACTGAGAAGATGGTCACAGACTACGATGAGTATCTGGCATTCAAATGCCATTCATGCGGTGATATGTTTCAGGTAGTACCTGACACATTTGAATTTATGACAGCTCCATTAGATGAGAGCCGTGTATTATTTGAGGAGGAATTTATATATGTATAATATAACTTGCTATTAAATTCCTAATCAATTATCATTACGTTGTAGTACCACAGGTAAAGTGAAATGCTGTAGTTTTACAGTGTGTACAGCAACTAAGGTTAAACAAAATGTTAAAGGAAATAATGGAGTATTTCATACTAATATTAATAGTCGTGGCAGTCATCCTGATTGTCAAGGATCTGAACGATAAATACTAGAAACATATGAGACATGAACTAACAGAAGAGAGGTGGTTTAACATCTTCCTTAATCTTATAGGGAGTACTCTCTCTAACTACAATGATAACCTTAATAAGGAGAAAGATAATGAAGACATTGACTACACAGGAGACACAGACAGCGATATTGATTTGCAGTAAAGCAGGTATCCCACTCTTCATGCACTCTCATCAGGGTGTTGGGAAGACATCTCTTGTCAAGGAACTACATAGACACATCCAGAAGTCTGATCCTGATTATGGGCTGGTTGATATGAGACTATCCCAGATCGAGGGTATAGATATTCGTGGGTTGATGGAAGTTAAGGATGGACTTACAAAGTATTGTCCACCTGAATATCTACCTACGGATCTCAACAAGAGACTGATGGTGTTCTTCGATGAGTTCCTGCTTGGTGAGACTGATGCCCAGAAGGGTGTGATGCAATGGCTAACTGAGGGTCGAGTCGGAGACCATGAACTGTCACCATATACTACATTTGTTGGTGCATCCAACAGGTCTAAGGATGAGGCAATGAACAGTAGGATGAGTGGCCCGATGGCTAATCGTTGGTGTCATATTGGTGTCGATAATGATCTGGATGAGTGGGCTAGGATATCTAAGAATGGATTCCAGAATGATGGCTCTCATCTACCTGACTGGGACTCACTACCTGATACTGTAGGCAGAGACTCTGGACTGGAACTTGATGGAAGAATAATCTTCTTCATTAAGCACCAGGATAGAGATGATAATCCTACATGGAGGAACTTCGATAAGCAGAGGTTTCGTGAGGGTGAGTATGCTCATGCTACACCAAGATCATGGCATGATGTAAGCCGTGTCCTTACTGTAATCGAGAGGGATGATAAAGTCTGGGGCAAGATGCCTAACATCAAGAAGATTAGACGGGCTTTAGTCTGTGGTCTTGTTGGTGATGGTGTTGGTGCCAGTCTTACTGGACTGATAGATCAGCTTGATAAGCTGGTTGATATTGAGGATGTAAAGAAGCGTGGTGCTAAGGCTAAACTCCCTGATCCTAATGATCCTATGAGTCTTGGGGTTACATGGATATCAGTCGGGGCACTTACTAATCCTAGACATTTCAACATTAAAACTGCTGATAATATCCTTGCTTACATTAAGATGTTAGGTAAGGAGATATCACCTGACCTACCTAAAACTACTCAGGCTCTCATTGAAAATGCAGGGAACAAAGAAGTTCTTGAAGCATGTGAGAAATCAACTGAGTATCACACTCTAATCGCAGCTTAATATGGAAAATCTTTGCGACCAAGTAATAGATCAGATAAAAACTGACATAGATGCTGGTGATGTAACTGCTATTGAAGAATTAATACTTAGATTCACTGAACTTAAAACAACAGAGAGTGATTGGGTAATAGAATTACTTACTTCATTCTTGCCTGAAAAGGAGTCAGTAAATGAATAGTACATATCACGCATTAACCATTGCAGAGCCACATGGAAAAACATATTGGCAGTTGCCACATGATACTGAGGATAAGGCAAAGGCACATGCACTTAAACATAGAAAAAACAGTGGCTGGATACTTATTTTTGAAGTGAAAAATAACGCCTTAACTACATTAGTTTCATCGTTGAATACCCGTGTGGAATTGGAGCAATGGGATAACATGAGGATAAATTAAGGAGACTACATGGCAATATACATAGCCGTATCACCTCTGCAATGGAGGTGGTCGGTAACAATAGATGGAGCAATTAAGAAATCTCTATCGACATACAATGCTAGTAAATTTAATAAGATTAAACTACCAGTAAACCTATACCTGCTGAATAAGAAGGTAAGTGAAATGTATAAAAGAGATTGGGTTATGGGTAAGGATACAGACTATCTTGGAATATACAGAGCAGTCTCTAAGAATATGGGATGGATATGGTATAGGGTAAACCCTCACTACAAGGAGGATAATGAATGATCAGGAAAATGTCAGGAGAATAATGGCAGGAGGAATCAGACAGTGGGATGCACAGACACAGAGCTATCGTGTTATCCGTGACAATGACTGTTGCTGTCAGGAACTTAAAGATGAATTTAATAAAGTCATCTTAAGTATAGAAGAATCTGACGATGGAATGAAAGCTGATGAGCCTGAAGGTGTAGATCTAGGTTGGATTGAAGCATTAAGGTTTGCGATCACAATTATAAACACAAAGATGGAGGAGGAAGCATGACAAATAAAACTGAAACAGCAGGGCAATGCCCTGTATGTAATAGCTATGCTTTAGACTATGGTGATTATGACTGGGCAGACAATTCAATAGGCTATTTATTTTCCTGTGCCGATTGTGATGCAGAAGGGACAGAGTGGTATAACTTAGTTTTTGATGAGTTTTCAGACGTAATAGAAAAGGAGAAGGAGGAAACATGACAGTAGACCCATGTGTAGAGTGTGGTAACAGCACAGCACTTGGAAGCGGTAGATTTATAGACAGGCTTGGCTGGGAGGATGGATGGAAGTGTCCAGAATGTCAGGAAACCAAGTGTGAAATGTGCGGTGAACTATCAATTCATTATGGTGGTTACGAAGGCATGATAGTCTGCGATGACTGCTACCCAGATGAGGAGGAAACATGAAGAAGAAACACGAGGTACTTATACATTCGACCATTAAGCTAGATGTATCTGACAAACTTTATAACAAACTTATAAGCTTTGACAAGGGTGTGGATAGTCCGAATCACAGACATGAATTAGCCAGTTGGATAGCATCAAATACATTCAGTACTAACAACAGGTCAGTATGGGAATGTCGGCTAGAATACTGGAAGATCAAGGAGGAAACATGAATGAATACACAGAACCTAGTTGGTTCACAAATGAAGACGATTACTATGAAAGATTTGAGAAAAAGAAACAGGATAATAAAGATCCTGATAACCCTGAATATTACACGGAGGATTAATGAGTGATGAACTAGAAATTATTACGGGAGCCGTGATAGTACAAATGAACTTAACTAACTTCGGCTTATCAAGAAAGATAGACGATGCTGGTCAGGCTTTAGCGAACCATTATAATGCACAAGAATCATTCCGAAACACTGGATGTCAGACAACTAAATCCAGTAAGAATATCATACCAAAGAATTTGTATGATCCTATCGCAAGCTATCAGCGTGAGACTCGTAAGATACATAACGAGTATACAGGAGGGATGAGGTGGACTAAGAACACTGACATCATGTCTACTAATATTTTCTCAGGGGGTGCAAAACATATGAAGCCATACAATACAATGATTGCTGAGAGAAGAGCAGCACTTGATCATATGGCTTATGAGTTTGCACATAAGACATACCCCTTAGCAAAGACTGCCTCACAAAATGACTTGGGTAATCTCTTCAATCCTAATGACTATCCAAGCAATGAGGAAGTATATCAATCAATCAGTATGACTGTGACAATAGATCCTATACCTAAGGGCACTGACTTTAGGTGTTCACTTGATCCTGCTACACAGAAAGACTTGGTTGAAACCTATGACGAAAGACTTAAGGTAATACAAAAGCAATCAGTTCTAAAATTAATTGATGCCTTAAGTAATAAGCTTACACATATTACCAACTCTCTTAAGACAGACAAGGTGATACATAACTCAACACTTGATGAGCTGTATAAATATGCAGACTCATTACCTGCAATTGACTTTACTAACGACTCAACGCTAAGAGACTTAGCTAATAGAGTTGTTGAAGAAGTTACATGCGATGGCCTTAGAGATAAGGAGGTACTTAAAAACCCTGATGCTAAAGAGGTTGTTGAGAAATCAGCAACAGATATAGCCAACAACTTGGATGCTTATGCAGAAACACTTTAACTAAGGAGGAACTATGACACTAAATGCAGGTGTTAATATACTCGACCCTCATAATTTAGGTGAGAAAGATCAGAGTTATGAGCCTGATGAGTTCACATTAATAAGGGCGAGGAAAAAGTATGAGGAATCAGTACTGTATCTCCTTCAAACAAACCCAACACTAGGGGTTATATTAAAGGAGAGACTACGACCTGTAGCTGACTGGCGTTATGACTGTAAGTATTACACTAATGGTATAGTGATTGGGTACAATCCTGATGCTGTCCTGTCCATGTCTATACTTAATAATGTTTTTATCATAGCACATGAGGTTATGCACAATCTTATGTGCCATTCAACAAGAAGGAATGGTCGTGATAAAAGGCTCTGGAATATAGCAGGAGATTACTGTATCAATAGTATCCTTGTTAAGATGGGGATCGGAGCGATGCCAACCAGTGTTGATGGTATCCCAGAAGGGTTACTTGATCCTAGATATGATGGAGCAAAGATGACTACGGAAATGGTCTATGACTTACTCCATAGTAAGGTGAAGCCTAAGGGTAAGAAGAAATCCCTTGACGAGTCTGGGAATAATGCTAAGCCAAACCCTGATACAGGTGATGATCCACCACCTCAGAGGGCAGAGGATTTAATAGCTGAACAATTCAAGGAAGAGCTTGAGAAAATTAAGATCGGTTTAGTAGATGATTATAAACCTGAAGGTGATAGTAACTGGAAGGGAACTGATTCTGAAGATGAACCTGATGAATACTCAGGTACTCTAGCATCCCTTAGTATAGGTGTATCAGCAGAGGAACTAGAGGATATGTTCATCGAGTCTAATGCAAGGGCAGAGTTCGCAAGCAGTAAGACTTCAGGCAAGGGAGGGTTTAATCTCAACGAGATAATCGAACTGAATAATACAGAGACTGTTTCGTGGGAGGATGCTCTTAAAGAATACCTCACCCTCAAATCTAAGACAAAGAAGAACTGGATGAAGCCATCTAATAAGTGGTTACATCATGGGTTCTGGATGCCAAGTAAGAGTGGCAAGAGACTTGATGACATAGTAATTATGATAGATGAGTCAGGTTCGATGAGTGAGGAGGAAGTGCAAGCAGTCTTTACTAATATAAATGAACTGTTTGAGGATGGAGATATACCACTATGTAATGTAGCAGTGATACACTTTGCAGGATACTCCGATATACCAGATGAACATGTGGAGTTAGTCGGTGAGGGTACAATGCCTGAGTATAAACGTCTCGTATCTGGAGGCACTAACTTTACAGGTGCATTCAATAAGGCAATGGAACTTGAGTTGAAGGGTGATATAAATCCAAGCTGCTATATAGTTATGACTGACATGGAGGATGATTATCCTGAAGAACCAGATCATCCTGTCTTATGGATGTCAACACAACCTGAAGAATGTCTTTCAGGTTGGCCTGGGTTACCAAGCTATGGTAAATTCACACAAATAGCAGTGTAAGGAGTTGTATGTATAAAAAGAATAGAAAGACTAGGGCACTGCATGAAGGTAAAGCAGTAGAATGGGATGCTAAAACTGAAGATCTCTCATTCAAATTACATCCACTCAACAGGACAGAAGGTAGAGTAAGATCTTACTTCCCTTGTGGTCATAGTATTAGATTCCCTACCAGAGACTGTCATAAAAAAGAGAGACAGGAAATGCAGGACAAGGATTTAATACTTGAATACGAACAGAACTATAAACAATATAACTAAGGAGAATGAATGAGTATAATACTGCACGACTTTACTAAGGAGGACTGGGATACAATCAGACCTAGATATTCTCTCGGCCCATATCTTGGAGGTAGTGAGATAAGTAGTATTGATGGGACTAACTCTTTCACATCAGGCTACACTCTTATGAGGAGGAAGCGTGGACTAGAAGAGTTCCCTGATTTATCAGACAAATTAAATGTTCAGCGTGGTCACTCACTAGAACCAGTTGCTCTCAATGAAGTATACGAAATGACTGGCAATAATATCTTTAAGCCAAACTGTATGCTGTTGAATGAGGAATATCCTTGGGCGATTGCTGACTTAGATGGAGTGGCAGACAATGGATATATAGTGGAGGTGAAGACTACTTCATCCTACTCTAAGATAGAACAAGCGAAGGCTGGTGAGATTCCACCTGACTACATGTCACAAGGAGATCACTACCTAAGCTTCACACAATTTAAGGGGTGTCCTAATCCAGGGCAACCATTTGGAGGAGTTGTATATGCAATCTTCCACCATATACACCAACCACTAATACTTCTTGAGGTAAGTAGAGAAGAGAGGTTGGATAATACAAGGGAGTTGATGTTAAAGGAAGCAGCATTTATTGAACTCTTTAAGAGCGAACAAATGCCTGAGCCTGATGGTCACGCATCAACATCCAAAAGTTTAAAGGCTCAGTATTCTACTGGACGTAAGACTGCAGTTGCTTCTGATGTAGATATAGATAACAGAAACATCTATACCGAGACTCGTAAAGAAATCAAGAGGCTGGAGCAGATACAACGCAAGGCTGGTAACAGTCTACGTGCCAGCATGGGTGATGAAGTGCAGAGTATCAAGGGCATATGCAGTTTAGACAAAAGAAATGTGTTGAGAATTAACTAGATAATAAATAAATTAATTAACCACTTATTAAAGGATTATATTATGGATGACTTAAGAAAAACAAATATTAAAGGCAAGGCTTACGTTGATGTAAGCGAAAGAGTAAGGGCTTATTGGAAGCTATATCCTAAGGGTCGTATCGAAACTGAGATGCTGTTCTTTGATCACGACAAGGGATTCTGTGTCTTTAAGTCTACTGTTTATGATAACGATGGTAACCCCAAAGGTAATGGACATGCCCACGAGTATCAGGCAGACAAATCAAGCATGGTCAACAGGACTTCTTACTTAGAGAACTGTGAGACATCTGCTATTGGTCGTGCTATGGCTGAGGCAGGAATCCTTATAGAGTATGGGATGGCTTCTAAGCAGGAGATAGATGCGGCTAAAGATAAGGCTAAGCAAATGGATAAGGCAGAGAAGTCTAAGCCTGCCCCTAAGGAAAAGCCTGAGGTTCACAACTATATACCTAAGGTAGATCCTGAGCCTGAGCCTGAGCCTGCCCCATCTAAGAAGCCTGAGATAAAGGCAAAGATTACAGACCAGTTGATTGGCATGAATGCAAGGGCCATGAAGTTAAATACTTGGGATGAAGGGATAGAACTTAAGAAAGAGTATGAAGATCTTGTTGCTTCTGTTGGTGGCAGGGATAACTTACCTAAGTCTATCAGGGATTTGTTCCTTGAGACTATTGTTACGTTCCTTGACAGTAAGAACAAAGAAAAGCTTGCTGCTCAATAGATCTCCTCACATTTATTAACTCCTATCTTATACAGGTAGGAGTTAGCTACCTCAATCTTAATTAAATAAAACTATTATGGTAAAGATAAATAATTTATTAACAGTTGAGCACGAGCTGAGTAAGTTCCTGTTCAAAGACCCTGTTTGCAGTGTCTTACTTTGGTATTTTCTTCTCGACCATCCTGGCGAGGAAGGTAACGGATCTACTGTGTCAGTACAAGAGCTTGCTAATAAGCTTGGGTTCACAAGGAGAGTAATACAGAAGAGGATAGAGTATCTGGAAGAGCAGGGATTTATTAGTTCTATGTCACCTGAATTTTATGGTGGGCAAAGATTGCCTAGTATATATCAGATAAACTTTGAATCAGAATTCTTTATCAAGAATGTAAAGAGAAAGACTGTTCTCAAAGAGGAGAGTCCCGATGTTAATGGAATGATAGAGATGTTTACTAATATAAATAAGGACATACATGGTGAGGTTTACGAACCAACAACACCATCTCAACGTGGTAAGTGGGTTAAGGGTGCAGAAAGAATACTTAAATTAAAAGTAGATGGAGAACCCTTCAGTATGGAATCATACAAGAAAGTTATTACATATCTGGCATACCAAATGAAGGAACACTTAGACACTAAGAACACTTACGCTATGAGGTGCAGGGATCTAGGTAATTTAGTACATACAGATCCAAGACAAACAGATTGTAAATATGTCAGGGCATTCAGGAAACAGAGTGCTGAAGACAACACACACATAACTGATATTCTAAAGGAGGACAATGAGCCGAGAAGAAATGGTGGAGAAGTTAGTAGCAGAGTTAATGACAGTCTATGGGCATAAGGTTAGTAAGGAAGAGACTGAAATTCTGATTGGTATCTGGAGGAATGCTCTCCATTCCTTAAACGAACAAGAGATTAAGGCTGGATACCAGAACTTAATTAAGACAAGAACTAAATCTGGTATGCCCAGCCCAGCAGAGTTCTACAACGCACTCTATAGTGACATAGTGGAGGATGGATTGATGGCGTGGAACCAGTTGTTCCAAGTATTAAAGTCACACCCAGGAAGACCTATACATTTTTATGATACAGTTCTTGCTGAGACATGCAGAAGATTAGGAGGATTAACATTCTTAGGTAGCCTATCTGCAACAGATCTCTCCTTCCAGAAGAAGGCGTTCATGGATACATATAGTATTCTAGCAAAGCATGGGGATTCTTTTAACCCTATATGTAAGGGTACATACGAAGCTAAGCCTATCGAAATGCAAACCCTAGCTACCAGAAAGATGGTTACAGGGGGTGCTCTATGATAAGTGCAGAGCTGAGTCTTCTATCCATATGCTTTACATATCCTGATCTATTACCTAAGGTCAGGACACTTGTTCAGCCTTATATGTTTTTAGATATTAAAAACAACACAATATATAATGCTGCTCTTGATTTGTATGATACTGGTGCAAGTGTAGATAACGTAACAGTATCATCACATATCTTAAACAATAAAAAGTTATCAAGTAAGTTCAGTAATGATATTGATGTTCAGGATTCTATTATGAACATCAGGGATGTAGATGCAGTAGTAGATAACTTCCAAGACTACACTGGGATTATAGTTACTAACTATAGGAAGTCTCATGCCGCTAAGGTTGCGGAGAAAACTGCAAAGAATATTTCGGATGGTGCTGATGCAAGTTCTGAAGTCGAAGCATTAAGTGAGACTGTCCAAGAACTGGAACGTGCATCGGCACGCCCATTCAATAGCTTCTTAGGTATTGCTGAGGAAGAAATCAATGAGATGACTAAGAGGGAAGAACAGGGAGAACAGAGTATGAATGACTTGTTCGTACCAACTCCTTTTGAAAGTGTAAATAACTTTATATATGGCTTCAGATATGGATCGCTCTCACTATTAGGGGCGAGACCTGCTGTTGGTAAGACTACAGTTGCAGTAGCTTTAGCTGCTGATGCTGCAAAGAGAGGTATCAAAACTCTATTCATTTCAATTGAGATGAATAAGAATGAGATAGCACAGAAGATGTTCTCTCATACATCAGGGGTACACTTCAATAAACTGCTTGAGATGCACAAGTTTGAGCAAGGTGATTGGGATGCAATCCTTAAGATGAGGGCAGAACAAAATGAGATATGGGCTAAGAATCTTTCTGTTGACGATACATCTGAGACACCTGCAGAGGTAATGAGGTCTATCAATTGGGCAATCAATGAGGGATACAAGTACATAATCATTGACCACTTGCATGAACTACCTTGGGGCGAGAGACGATCACACATATCATTGACCGAAGCAATGGGTGATTTCGTTAAGCGTCTAAGAAATAAAGCACAACGTAATCAAGTTGCTGTTCTTGCTCTCTGTCAATTGAATAGAGAGGTTGAGAAGAGATCATCTAAGATCCCTATGGCGAGTGATCTTGGAGAGAGTGGTGCACTTGAGAGAGTAGCACATAATATTTTATTCCTTAATCGTGCAGAACATCATAAAGGTGAAGTCGATGTTATCATAGCTAAAGCACGAGGTGGAACTACAGGTATAGCTACCCTAGATTTCGATGGTGGCACAAACAAAGTACAGGATCAGACTAATAACTCTGTTGACTGGGACACAATAAATTGAAAGGTATAATATGAAAACATTAAGAAGAGACCTACCAGATAGAAGATGTGGATTTACACAGAAGTCTAGGATTGGTGGGCACAAGGTATATCTCCGCACTGGAGAGTATGAGGATGGTTCTTTAGGAGAGATCTTTATTGATATGCACAAAGAAGGAGCAGCGTTCAGATGTCTTATGAATAACTTTGCAATCGCAGTATCACTGGGGTTGCAGTATGGAGTACCACTAGATGAGTTTGTAAATGCATTTACATTTACCAAGTTTGAACCTTCAGGTATGGTTCAGGGAAGTCCATCTATTAAGATGTCTTCCTCAATTATAGACTACATATTTAGGGAGTTGGCAGTTGAGTATAGTGGGCGGGATGACCTTGCTCATATACTCCCCGTCCCTCCTCCTAAACCAGTAGAGGAAATACATGAGTACATTGATAAACCTGACGAAGAAGATGATGACGATGAACTAACTAAAGAAGAATTAAAAACAATTCAGAAAGCATTAGTTTCTGAAGACAAAAGCCAGGAAGATAAACTGGCAGAAGCTCGCATGAAAGGCTACGAAGGAGAAGCATGTACAAACTGTAGTCAGTTCACACTGGTCAGGAATGGTGCATGTCTCAAGTGCGTATCATGTGGCGAGACAAGTGGATGTTCATAGTAAATTATTACTTTGACTTGTAAAAATAAAATGATATAATAATAATAATTATTTATTATTTATTTATTTATTTTATTTAAAAAGAAAAAGGAAAGAGGACTATGGAAGTAACAGAGTTCAGTCTGGAAAGTTTCCCTCGTAATCTGAGGGATGTCATGCATAAGTATGATATTACCAGCACTGGTCTAGCTAAAGACTTAGGCGTTACAAGAATGAGCGTCTATAATTGGAGGGCTGGACGAGCAGACCCAACATTAATCAGGTTGTTCCAGATAGCATCTGTCTTAAAGACTGATGTTGGACAACTACTAACTAAAAATTATTAGGAGAAAATTATGGCATCTTTAAATAAAGTAGAATTAATCGGTCGTCTTGGTGGTGACCCTGAATGCAGAGAAGTTGGTGACGATTTGGTAGCTAACTTTAATCTAGCTACAAACGAGTACTGGAAGGATAAGAATACTGGCGAGAAACAAGAGAAAACTGAGTGGCATAAGATTGTTATGTGGGGTGCTCAGGCTAGGCTCGCTCAGTCCTTCCTTAAGAAAGGCTCTCAAGTTTATCTTGAGGGTAAGAACCAGACACGACAATGGGAAACTAAGGAAGGAGAGAAGCGTTACACTACTGAAGTTAATGTACGTTCGCTCCAGTTCTTAGACTCTAAGTCCGAAGGCGGAGCATCAGCAGGGGAGAAGGATGATATTCCCTATAGCTAGGAAGTCAAAGCCTGTAACAATACGCCTTCCTATTGAAGTTATTGAACAGTATAAGAAGAAAGCTGAGAAGGAAGGTGTTGCATTATCAAAACTTCTGGCTGATTCTTGTGTCTCATGGATTGAGACTGCAAAGCAAATGGAGTTGCGGCAAGAACCAGAAGTCAGTGAAGTTGACAAGAACAACAAGGTAAGTGTGGATGGTAGAACTGTCCACCTTACAGATCCGTATGCTTATAAACCTCACATATTCTTAGAAGACTAGTAAATACGGGGGTGTCAGAGTACCTGATACCCTCGTTCCTTCCAACACAGAGCGATCTGAGTATCTAAATTAGCGTAACCCAGTAAGAATCTTAACTGTTTTATCAATAAGACCATTCCTTAACTGATACATCCTATCTAACCTTACCTCTTTTTCCTCACCACTCATCTTCCTATTGTTCCTAATATCAGTAATGCGATTATTAAAATCATTAATGTTTCTTTTTTTCTTCCTCATAAAACCATGATACTTTAGTATCTCTGCCTTACTATCATATGTCTCATTATATTTTTCCCAGTCACCTACCTTGCGATAAAACTTTAGGTCTTGTACTGTCTGTTCAAGTTCTTTTAGTCTCTCATAATAGATTGAACTAGCCTTTGTATTTCTATATGGAGAAGATTTAAACAATCTTCTAGCCATAGGATAGTCTAGCAGTTCACGAGCTGGTCTCTCAGGAAAGTCTCCAGTTGTTCGTGTTACCATATCTGCCCCGCCAAGAACCAACTCACCCAACCATCCAAAATATCCATTAACAAGATGTTCAAGTTGATATGGAGAAAGATTCAGTTTATCTATTGGCAGAAAACTTAGAGCCTTAGATGCCATCATCATTGTTTCTGAAGTATACTGTCCATACCTTAAGCTAGGCGATCTTCCCTGACTACCCTTAGGTTCGATATCCCTATCAAAGAACAGGTTCCTGTTCATGCCTAATTCTATTATAGGTTTTATCGCTTGAGGAAGTGGTACAATTCCAAACTCTCTGGATACGATTGAGGTTACTATACTAGAAACAGCTTTACCTAAGTCAGGATTTTTTTCTTCAGCTAACTTCATAGACCTCCATGCTATGTTACCTACCATAGAAAATTCATGCGGCTTAGGTAACTTAAACACAGTCTTTGTCCCTGGTATCTTTAACCACCAGTAAGTATCTTTATCCCAATCAGGTCTGTTCTGGTACTCCTCATCGTCCTCAAAATATATCTCCTCAAATATTGATGCTAATAAAACTAGGCCAGCTACTATTGCAACTGGTTTAGGATTATTTATTATTGACCTACCTAACTTATACTTACCTTGCAACATTGCATTTGCGAATGGAGTAAGCGATGTCACTAGCTTCACCCAGTCAGAACCTCCGTGAAGAGTAAAGTCCATTAAGTCTCTTGCTTCAAAAGCAGCTTCAGTCTGACTCTTCCCTCCCTCTAACAGTGCCTTGAATAACGATGCTCTGTTTGCGTTCTCTAATTTATCCCCTATCTTAGAATAAGAATCCCAAACAGTACGACCCATCTTCTTTGCCTTACTAAGAGCAGATAGAAAGGTCTCATCTGTTTCAGGATTGCTTAACATATATCCAGAAGACAGCTCCTTCTTTAGCATAGTCTCTGCATAATTAGGATCATCTGATCGTAGGTTAGCGAACTGTATGTACCCACCTGATACTAACATCCTTGCTTCACTATCCTTTATACTCCTGTATCCACCGACTGCATTCTTGAAAAAATTAAACCCAACATCAGAAGTACCTGCGGCAGAAACTGTGTCTCTTACAATATTATTTATTTTAAAAACTGGATTGGCTGTAACAATTTGAGTGAACAATCCCTTTGCATCAATAAGATACTTAAGCCCTGGGAATTTAGTCTCTGACCCCAGTGATGCCAACGATTGGTAAAGTAATTTGTTATTAATATCATATAACTTTTCCTTACCACCCTCTAATACACGGAGTGTTCTCGCAGATGGAGAGTATGTTCTCTCAACCATTTGCTGAGAAGAATCCATTGGGTTTTTAATATCAACTGCTGATCTGATTGTAGTAACAGCCGCATCATTTTTAACAGACGCATCTATTATATGTAACCAGTTATGAAGCAGGTTATTAAATGGATCACCTATCCCCTTAGTAGAACCCTTCAATCTCTTAACTGTTTTTTGTCCTGTTAAGGAGTTGTACTGAACAGGGTTACCCTTCATTGAATCCCCTATCTCCTCATTAATTATCCTATAGAATGGTACATAAAAATCTTGCTCAAAATTATTACGGGCAGCAGCTTGCAGCAACCCCATTTTAACACCGAAGTCGAGTATGGAATTGTTTAGATTCATAACATCCTTCCTCACCTTATCATAAACAAGACTCCTTGATAACATTGCACCAGTAGTAGCATCTCTTATCTTACCTTCATTATAAGTAAGCCCAGCCTTTATGTCTTCTTCATTAAACCTGTTCTCTCTACCTTCCTTACTAAGCTTACTCGCCCTGTTGTAGGCGATCCATGCAAAGAACTGTTTCCTCTCAGTCTCAGTGCCAAGAGGTTTTAATGCCTGGAAGAGACCCTTAACTTTAGTATCAAGATTAGTCTCGTTAACAAGGACACCATTTACATTCCTTCTATCAACCGCTATTCCAGAATGTTTCAGTACAGTAGCTAATATACCATCTGCCCTCTTAGCAAGACGAGCAACCATATATTCTGTCATACCAATATCTTCCTTAATGTTGCTATAAGGATCTGTTATATTCCATGCCAAGCTACGTCTAATGTTATACCACCAAGAACCTTCTTGAGCAGTCTTCTCATCACCATACATCTTATCCCAAGAACCTCTCTTAGTTTCATCAAGGCTTGTTCTATTAAATGCTTTATCTTGTTGTGAAGAAGACCTTCTGTTTACAGTGCCCTCGTTATTAATCACTCTTATAGGTGCACCAGTTCTTAATTTGTCTGCAGATCTAAGCAACAGCATTTTAATATCACGCTCGTTCCAAGTAATCCTCGCCCCCATACCATACATAGCTTCCCTAAACCATGTTACTATCTTATCCCATAGTGTTGGCGGTGCATCTTGAAATAATCCATCAGCTTGGTGTGCCAGATATTCCTTAGCTGCCTGCCTTGCTCTTTGCTTTGGCGTACCCTCACCAATATCCTTTAGGTAACTATTAAAGGTTTCATCTGGAAGAGTCCCCTCAATTAAATCCACTAACTTATTAAAGTTATTTTCTCCAAGATAATTCTCAAGCCCAAGGTGTCCTACACCTTCATGCCAGAGAGTCCTTAGTACCTCATCTGTATCTGGGTGTGCTGATCTTACTATGTAGATTTTGCCATCTTCATACATACCATATGTATCAGAGTTATCACCATCAATTGGCAAGTCAGTATGAGTATCAACTATTTCTATAGCAGGTATACTAGGGAATGTATTTTTGAAATCATCTACTACTCCCTGAAGTTCTTCAAAGCTTAATGAATCCTGAGTATGGTCAATGCCATCCTCATCAACTCTTCTATTCCTAAGCCTTTTAATATTATCTGCTATAGTTTTTGCTTCTTCTCCTGAATCCCAGTAGTCTTCAGCAAAGCCAGTAATAGTACCTACATCATCAAGATCTGGGTCAGTTTGCTCAAGCCCTTCCATCAGCTCTATGTTAGCAACACTACCTTGTGTAAGTGACTCCTTCCTTAGTTCTCCTATAGCTTCATCAACTACAGCTTCTGCTCCACCTTGTATCTGTTCATTAAGAATATTCTGGGTATTAATCTTATCTAGCTTGTCAAAGCTTGGATTATTCTTCCTTATATCATTAACAAATTCCTGTGCCAGTTCCTCACTCTTGAATGTAATGAATGCTTTTAATTCATTACCATTCTCATCAACAGATTCAAAATCCTTATTAAGCCAGAATGTTTCTACAGCAGTCTTATCCTCCATAGATATACGTGCATACTTGATCCTCTTCTTATCATGGTGTGCTTCATTAAGTTCATCTAATACATTCTCTTTTCTCTTTAAGTTTACTAATAACTCTGATGCTAGTTTAGGATCAGTGAGTTCGGTAGAGCTTAGCTTGTAGCTTTTCTGATCTATAGGCTTGTCCCTGCCAAAAGTTTCCTTACCCCTCCTTGTAAGCACATCCTTAATAAAGGATGGGACTTCCATCTTATTTAACTTACCTTCTTTATCCACCCTGATAGGTAAATTATCCATCATATCCAGCTTAATCATAAACCACTTCTTGCCTTTACGGACAACCTCAAAGCCGTAAGGAAATTCCTGCTCAGTAAAAGATTCATACTCTACTAACTGACCGGACTTAACATAAGGCATAAAGATATCTTCTATCTCATACGGATCTACATACCAGACATCAGGTGCGGATGGTTTCTTTGTGGGGATTAGCTTCTCGGCAGAGAGAGCGTTCTCAGAGATGAACCCCTGTTTTATAGGGGCTTCTTGTTGAGGAGTAGGTTCAGTAGTTACTGGCTCCCTTACTTTAGATTTTTTTTTTAATATAGTAGTAGGTATAGGAGTAGAACCTTTTGCTATAAGGGCTTCATTAACTGTGTCACGATTATCCTTAGTCAAGATAGGCCAGTATCTTTCCTCCATCTCAACCTTTAAGGAGTCGATATCTTCCTCTGTTTGAACACGACCAACTAACCAATCTCTCATCCTATTACGGATTAGTTCTGTTAGTTTCTTTGGTGCTCTAGTAGACCCCGGCAAATCTTCCTTGATCTGGTTAGTGAACCCAGCACTACCTGTATAATTTCTGGCATCCCATTCTGATACATCCTGATAGTATGATTTTTCAGGTGAGGTAATGATGGTTGTCCATTTACCTTCCTTATCTCCTGGCAATATAATTGTTCCTAAGTTATCTTCGGGCTGGCCTTCCTTTCTTTCTGTAAGTTCTTCTATTGTGATTATAGGTGAAGCTACTGCTGGTGCTTGGGTAGTTTCCTTTGGCTCAACGTCAACTGTGGGTTCAGGTGCACTCTTTGGAACAGGTTTCTTGATAGGTTTAACAGGTGCAGGTTTTTCATTAATGAAATCATTAGCCAGTTTCTTATAAGGTGCATCTGCACTAGTCCACTTAGGCGTATAAACTTCAGGGCTATCCTTGTCTTTAAGTGTAACCTCAACATTATTAAACCCAAGCTTCTTAACTCCAGACTTACCACCAACTACTACAACATTAGGTGTGCCCTTAGTACCTCTACCCTCTTTAGCCCATAGATATTCCAATAATTCTTCATCACTTTTTTTATTTGCATTCTCATTAAGTGATGCCCTTATCTTTCCTAATGCTTCTGTAGTTGATATGCCAGCATTGCCTTTCTTTGTGCTGTTATACTTAGCCATCTTATCACGGGCATGTTGTCTCCAATTTTTAATCTCTCCACTCTCATTCTGTGGGCTACTCTCATCCAATGCATCAGCTTCACGAGTGTCTTCCTTTTCTGCAACCTCTTCTCTCTTCTTCTCTAACTTAGCTTCTTCCTTCTGGGTCTTAATAACTTCACCTAACTGTGGTTCATCTTCGGTAGGCGGTGCATTAACTCTAGTAATATTCTCTTTAAGATTCTCCTCGTACTCCTGCTTCTCAGCCCTTTCTCTAACTGCTATATCTTCTCCAGTATCTGGATCTATAATAGGATCGGTAAACTTTTTATCCTTAAGGCTAACAGGAGTACTGAGTGCAATCTCAAGTGTCCTCATTTGATCTTGTCTCACATACGGCTCACTTGACATTTCTATATCATTAGGTGACATCAAGTTAAACCCATTTGTATATAGAATAGTATCTAATTCTGCACTAGACATATTGCTAAGTGCAGTATCAACAAATATTGTATCTCCATCCACTTCTATACTCTTCCTATCAAAGGTAATTTTTTCTGGAGAAGTGTTTTCAATATCAGTTAATGTCTGCTCTATACTAGATTTAGGGAAGGTGTTGTTATTCTCATCAAGAACTTTCTTAAGGTTCTTTATCTTCCCATTAACAGTTCTTTGTATCTGACCACGTATATTCAATGGATCACCTTTAACAGAAGGCTCACCCTCTCTAACCCTAACCCCTTCCTCAGGTTTTTCAGGTAGTAAAGATGCTAACTCTTCATCTAATGTATCTATCTTAGCTTGCATAGTAGCTATCTCTACCTCATCTTCAAGAGTATCAATCTCTCTCTGAAGAGCACTGATCTTATCCTGTCTTTCCCTAACCTGTGCAGCTTGGTCGCTCTCCTGTAGTTCTTGATTGCTATAGACTGTCTGATAAGAAGAGTTGGCAACATTGAATTTTTCTTTGCCTACCTCTTTCTCTTTAATGCCAACAAAAGATTTTTCTTCTAAGGTTTGCAGGTGTCTCAATGCATTCTCTGCTGTTGCTTGACCAACGGGAACCTTCTTGAGAGGGAGGTTTGGTACAGTTAAGTCTGTCTTTGTCCCACCTTTAACATCATAGAATATAATCTTCCCATCCTTTATACCCTTGAATTGGATAGCTCTACTAGTAGTGGTATTTCTAGGTGATAACGCAGACCCAGTTCTGAGTCCTGCTTTCTCCCTATCAATCTTTGACTGTGCTTCTGGGCCACCCTCAACTCTGAGATAACTCCTTTTGTTTGATCTGTTTGGTGTCTCAATTATTACGACTCTGTTTATGAATTGAGAAACATCTGCATCATCAATCTTCTGTGGTAACTCATTGTTGTCCTTATCGTAGTTTCTGGCATCTGGTTTACTCCTAGTAATAGCTGGCTTCTCTAGCATTAAGGGTGCACTCTCCTCAACTTTAACTTCAGGAGTTACTTCTACCGGAAGACTCTCAGAGACTACAGTATTGGTGGGTATAATACCTTGTTGAGCAGCTATCTCTTTAGCTACATTTAGTATTTGATCTGGAGTAAATGAGTACCTATCTTTTTTATTAAATGGTAACCCAAGTTTCTTACCTTCTTTCTTTAAACGACTGGAGTTTTTACTATGTTGTTCCTTCTTAGAATATATCTTAGCTTTATCATTAGGAGCATCCTTAAGCCACTGATTCAGAAGATCTGTTATCTGACCTGAAGCTTTACTTTGATTGACTATAACAGGAGGTAGTACTTCTTCTGCCTCTACTGCTGGAACTGCCTCATCAACAGAAGTAACTGGATCTGGTGGAACTGTTGCAGATACAGGCTCGCTAGTTTCAAGTGGCTCTGCTGGTTTAGTCTGCTCTGTCTTGGGAGGACTAATAGTTAATCTTTCTCGGACTGGTGTAATTATAGTTTCACTAACAGTCTCTTTAGGCTTGGATGTCTGGGTTGGTTTAGGTTCATCCCTTAATCTTTCTCTAGCAGCCCTATCTATATCTTTGTAGGTTCCGTTTGGATATTCTTGTATTAAATCAAATAGAGCTTTCTCTCTAGGTTTTCTTAATTCTTCAGGCTTTTTTCTAATATCGTTAAAGATAATTTTTAGTGAATCATCTGCTATCTCAATGTCAGCGTCTGCAGGAACAGTCTCATCTATTAATGCGGGAAGGGTGGGCATATTTTCTTTAGCAAAAATAAAAGACTTTGCGTTTTCCTTACGACTAGATACGACTTCAGGAGAACTAACCTCACCCATTAGCTCCTCACCTAAATTCATTTTCTCTAGTTCTTCATCTATTATCTGCTGTTCTCTTGGATCTGCTTGGTAGTACCAATTTAAAAACTTATCAGAATCATTTGCGTCAACGAGTCTACGTGTATTAGATTGTATCGGCCCCTTGCCTAAGAAATTCTTATCACCAGGCTTCTTGTGTAGAAGCTCACCTCTAGCAGCTAACTTCTCTTCCAAGCCCTGACCTCTACCTATACCCTCTTCAACTACATTAGCCCTACCACTAGCCCAGTCACCATAATTCTTGTATCCACCACCAGCACCAATTGTTCCACCTACAGTCAGACCCATCAATGCTTCATATCCTGCCTGCTTAAAGTCAACACCTAACTCAGGGATCTGGTCTACATCAGCATCACGCATTGCTTTCATCTTTGCTTCAGCAGCAGTATACTGAGAGCCTACTGACTGACCAAATTCTTCTATCATTTCACGTACACCAGAGCCTAATGCCTGTCTCCCAATGGCTTTCATCCTGCCTTCACCAACCCTCATTAACTTCTGGAATTTGCCTGACACTGGTTGCCAGTTTAATGGATTGATAAAGTTAGCAACACCAACTTGAGCAGCACTAGAATCAGCTTCGTCCATGAGACGCTTCTGTACCTCTAATCTAATCTCCTCCATAGACTGATCATTAAGCTTCTCACCAACTGCTCTCTCCATCTTCTCACGAACCATAGGATCGGTAACTATATCAGCATAGTTAAATCCCATCTCAGATAAAGCATCGGCAGCTCCCATTCCTAACATCCCAGCAAGCCAAGCTGGTACACCAGCAAGACCTAATGCCCATCCTCCAGCAGCTCCAACACCCATTACGCCTGCCATGATAGGTGCAGATGCAGCAAGGTCAAAGAGGAACTGAGTAACTTTGTTCTGTCCCCCACCACTCTGCTTCTGGAAGTTCTGTATGATAGAGTTTTCCATAGCTTGCTGGTCAAGCTGTTCTTGGTTCTCCATCATACCCTCAGTATCACCAGTCCAGTCATCAAATTTTAAGCCTGCAGTATCTACTAATGTACCTGCACTATTGGCTGCAATCTGTCCTGCTCTACTAAGTGAACCAAAAAACCCTGACTCTCTATTAAAGTCCCCAGGATCAGTACTGTTATCTAATCCTACTGCTTTATATACCTTGTTAAGTTCATCCTGTGTATAGTTTGGTCTTAGCTTAGATAGTTCAGTCTCAATGGAACTACGCTTAGCCCTCCAAGCTGTATATGGATTCGATACCCAAGACCAATCAGAATTTAATTCATCCCGATATTTTTTAGCAGCACCACCACTAAGTTCTGCTGGCTGTCTGGTATCTTCGTTAGATTGTATTCTTCTTAGATCCATTAGTTCCCCCATCCGAATTTATTTTTAAGTTCTTCCCATGATAAACCAACATCTTCTTCCTTATTATTTTTTTTAAAACTATCTCTTGCCCCAAAAGTTAAAAGATCTTTAAAAGACCAATCATCATCATCCTCTTTACTACCCCCCTTATATTCATTATTTTTTTTAGGCTGCACTTTATTATTGTTAGTAGTCTCTTCCAGTAATTGTTGTAAAGCAGTCTGTTTAATTTTATTGTTACTTTTACCTGAAAATTTTTCTGTTAGTTCTTCAGGATTAGAGATAGGATAACCATGCCTTTTTAAAGTGGTTCTACGTAGAGAATTCGCATGTCTATAAGGATTATGTTGAAGCACTGACGTATCAACAAGTTCCTCTGAAACTAAATAATCATTAAATGAAAGAGGAGCATAGGTATCTAGCTTAGCCTGAGCAGCTAATAAAGTTTTTTCAGAACCAGAAACACCTTGATCCGCTAACTTTTTTACTTCATGATAATGTTTTAATGCTTTCCTTGCATCCTTACTATATAAAAAACCATATCTACCTATCCTATCAACTGATGAAGTCCTCATTAAATCATTATCCATCATCTTTGTTAGAGTTGTATGTTCAGCACTGAGCACCTTAGGATCTCTACCCTTATAATATTTGTGTCTAAAGCTATCAACATTAGATTTTTCTATAACAGCAATGTTTCTTAACTCATGGTCTAGCATACTCGCATTATGACGTTGGGTTTTCATCTGGTCATCCTTCTTCTGCCTTTCCATGTTATACTTCAGGAGTTCGTTCTCTCTTTTTTTCCCTTGGTATCTACGTATTTCTGTTGCTGCTGTATCTGCTACACCAGTAATAGCTTTCATCGTATTACGGCTACCCCTATACTGACGTTCAGCATCCTCTCTGATTACGTTCTGTCTTTCCGCCAGTTCTCTATCTAGATTCCCAAAATATATTGCCATAATATTTCCTAATTATAAGTGTGTTCTATTGTGATAAATGCCAACCACTTTGATCTCTATAAAGAGGTCTACTATACATATCAGTAGGTATGTCCTCATAATTTCTCCAACTAGTTGGTGTTACTGTAGTATTATTTACTGCTGGATTTACTACTGGATTTACTACTGGCCTTACTGCTTGCACCTGTCTTCCTCTTGTATTAGCGATCTCAAATTGATGTTGGTTACTACGACTTCCCAAATATTTCGTATTATTATTTGAGTTTTGAACTGGAGTTTTTGGTTTTTGAGTTACTTGTTTTGCAACTTCAGGGAGTACAGAAAGACCACCAGTTGCAGCAGCTCCATATATCTTGGCACCAGCATCAACCAAACCTAATGTATTTTGTATTCCCATATTTCTACGCTGATTATTAAAGGAGTCTACCCTTGCTCTAGCAGCAGCATCACTCATCCTGAATTTATCCTGACGCTCTACTCCCTTATTTGCTATACTCACCTGATCCTGTAGTGCACCATAGCCCAGCCCCTCATATTTCATACCTGCAGTAAGGGCATTAGCCCCTCTATTGTCTAACTGTGAACCCATACCTGCATACTGAGAACCTAATCCTGCATACTGTCCCCCTTGTGAAAGATAACCTCTTGCTAGATCACCTTCTGCACCAGCCGCATTCAGTGCGGCAGAACCAGCATTGCCATAGTTTGATATCTGTTGCTGTTGTATGTTAGCAAGCATCTGATCTTGGCCTGCTTGCTGACTGTAAAGACTAGTTGAATCCATGAGTAGTCCAGCTTCTCTTGTGAGATTGTTATCACTCAGTTGCTGATCAGTCACCATACCCTGTTGCTTAAGCTGGCCTATAGACTTCAATGTATCTTCATTAAACTGTTGTTGCATTTTTGCTGCAGCTACAGGGTTAGTCCTAGCTAACTGTGCAGTGTTTGCTTCCATTATTTCTCTGTTACTCTCTTGTGCTCCCTTAAATGCATCTAGCAGTCTTTGTGTCATGCCACTATCTTGTGCTGGTCTACCAACCCTTCCTCTTATAGAGTCCATTTCAAGACGGGCACTATCAAATCCCCTTCTCCTCTCTTCTGCTCTTCTTTTAAGATTAGCATAATGTTCCCTGTCTGCCATCAAAGCATTAGCAGAGCCTTGGTATCCTCTTGCTCTTCCTATATCTGCTTCTGCCCTACCAAAAGAACTCGTGGCTCTATCGAAAGATGAACCAGCCCTGCCAATCTGTCCCTCTGCTAATCCCCTATACCTATCTGCTTCTTTCCCAGACTCATCATAGATATCAAGGAACTTCCCTGCCTGACTATCGTACCTTCGCTTAGTATTATCTAGTGTTCCATAGAGTTCATTCTGTTTCTTCTTCCATTTCTGGAACTCCTTGTCATCATACAGATCAGGCCCATAACTCTGCCTAGAAGTGCCAGACATACTTTCAAAAAAATCTGTAATTGGATTCGCCATATATTCCTTTATTTACGTAGACTGTTTAATGTTTTGCGTGCTAATTTTCTGGCTTTTATTTCACCTTTACTACCCAATGTAACCACACTGTCTCCTGTTCCATATGTCCCAGTTACTGATGCAGAGCTTGCATTCACTGAAGTATCTACTCCTGTTCCTGTTGTTGCAGTTATATCAATAGACCTTTGACCTGCTGTTCCACCACTACCCCTAGAAGCAGTTCTACCACCAGTCATTAATCCATCAACATCATCACTTAAATTCTTGTAATCCTCATCCAAGTGAGAAAGTCTTGTAAGAATAGAATCGGTAGCAGCCCCTGTACCTGTTGTTTGGGTAGCTGAATATCCATCAGAAATCTTATCTAATAGATCATTAATCTTTCCTTTATTAATTGTTGTATCATCAGAGCATTTATTAAACTCAACAATCAATGCATTCAATTTAGTATTAAGTTCATTAACATCATTCTGTAATGCAGTAATGTCTGATGATGAAAATGCTATTGCCTCAGTTCCCATTACTCATCCATGAATATTGCTAGTGTCTCTGCCTGTTCCTGTATCATCCCTCTTAGTGATGCAACCTGTGTTGTTAAAGAATTTATCTTTGACTTAAGTTCTGCATTAACTCTTTCCTGATCTCTAAATGCTTCTTGTGTTAATGGATCATCTAGCTGAGCAGCAACTACATTAACTCCGTATCTTTCTGACTCTGACATAATATCACCCTGGAACTTCTGGTGTTTCCCTATCACCGATTAATAAGTCTGTCTCCAGTGAACCGACATAACCTCTTGGGTTTAAGCTGACGTTATTGATCTGTCTCCACTGGAATATATAACCTCTTGATCCTGCTGGTAGATAAAACTTCTCAGTCTTCCAGTCAGTAGAACTAAAGAGTCTACTCTTACCAAGTAGGTTCCCATCGAAATACATCTCTATCGTTACTTCCCCCTTATATGTTATTTGTGCTTCTGACAACTCCTTAACAACTCTATGAGAAGCAATAGGTGCTGCCACTATATCGCATCGAACCATCTCACACCCATCGTTTATAGATAGCTGTAAGAGTGAACCTGCTTGTGAAGGGTTTGGAAAAACTCTAAGAGGGAGAAGCTTCCCCTTAGTTGTTAATCCTACCCCATTAACAATCTCTGTCCCTGAGTGTTCACCATCAGTTGCGAAACTAAACTCAAGATTTCCATCTGTAGTTTTAGGTATCACACTAATTAGTGCTTGGTGAAATACCATAGGCTCAGGGTACTGTTGAAATTCAGGCATTATGCTGCTAACGATCCATTAAATTTAACTGATTCAATCATTCCAGAACGACTCTCGTTCATGTAATGTGCTCTTTGTCCATAAGAAGAAGCAGGTAAGTATATTCTTTCTTCCTTAAAGTCATCACCTGCATTGTCTAACTCTTTCCTGTATATTAATTCTCCATCTAACATCACTCTAAAATCTATTGCACCTTTATAAAACACATCTGCACTATGATGTAAGCTCTGGGACTGATAACTTTGTAGAGGATAGTGCCTTAGAGATAACGCCTGAACTCTCACATCGCCCTCTATCGCAACGGAAATAGTTCTGAATCTCTTTAGATCTTCTAAATAAAGATCCATTGACTGAGGCTCTACCGAATCACCAGGAGGAAGTGTGAATGACCTCGATGCAGTCTCATCTTCATTGAGGTATATCTCTACTAATGGGAGGTTACCCCAGTATATAGTACCAGTCCCTGATTTAAGTGGTTCCTTATCTAAAACAATAGAAGGATAAGCAACACTACTTATTGTAGTTGTTGTAAGACTCTCAACTTTAGTATTATCTGCCAGCAATTCATTCCAAACCCTATCACCTACAGTAACAGTAGATGTATCAAATCCTACTGGCATAATCACAGTACGTCTTTGGAGAGTAGTTAGGTTATCACCACCTGTATCTACAAGAAATGTCTGGTTAGGCTGGTCATACTTAGTGAAGATATCATATAGATCAGTTGATGTTTGTTCTTCAGCAGCAAGGATATCTCCTGCATCAAGATCATCAGGATCTAAGCCAAGAAGTTCTGCTGCTAATGCCTGCCCTCTTATACCATCTACAATAGTTGATGCACTACTACTATTTAATGCTTCATATACTATTGCTATTGAACCTAATGCTTTAGGTATTGCAGGTTCTCCTACATCCAGCTTCTTACTCTTCCATTTTAAATTATTAACCTTTGATCCACCTATCTCTTCTACTGTAAATGTTGTGTCATCTGTATTAACAATGTTATCCTTTGTCACTACAACACCAGTACCTAATGCATCTGCAAAATAAGCATAGTATGCTTCTATAGATGTCCTAGCTAAACGCATCTCACCTGTAGCCATCTCCAGTCTGTATCCGTTACCACTGCCAGGTTCCTGAAATAGCCAGTAAACACCATCTGATACACATGAATAAGGTTTCTTAAGCTGGGTAATGTTATGCTTGTCCCTTGTCAGATAGGTGACCCTGCCACCAGAGTACATTATTATTCCATCGCTAGCAGAGAGCCAGATAAGTCCACCATTAAAGCTGGAAATTGTATGCTCGTATCCTGCTGGTATACCCTTGGCATCAGGCACTCTAAATGCAACCATAGTCTTAGGATCTGTACCCCTGACACGATAGACAGAGTTAGTTGTAAAGACTATACCCTCTCCTGCAAACTCTTCTATACCACGTATCTCTGAATCAAGTGTAACTACTGCATCGAGAGGCCAATACTCAGGTGTCCCATACTTAGAGAACCTCAGGTCTGAATCTAATGCACCAAAGTATAATGAACCTACTGCCTTTATATAACGGAAGTGGTCATCCTTACTTTCTGTTTCAAAAAATTGCTTTAGCTTTTCATTATATTCCAATCCAAGTGGAGGCCAGTTATCTGACTGCATAGAATATAAGGAGGATATCGGAGTACGAGACTTGTCCCTATATCCAAATCCCTCTATCTCTATTGTTCCATTAGTAACTGTTGCATTCACATAGTTCTCATCATAGCTGAGAACCTTTACTCCTAGACCATGAGCAGAAGCAGTAGTCCCATCAGCTCCTCCTGTTACACCTGTAAAAGTTGTATTAGTTTTACCAGTGTAGGTAAATACCTCATTGCCTATTAATATTTTCTTAGGGCCAGGACTACCACTTGCTGAAGCAGCAGGGAATACACTTGTATCCTTTACCTTAAGTACATTTGTACTGCCTGTTAATGGTGCAGCAATCTCCTCTTCAAGAGTTGTTGTGTCCTGATTGCGGTGTTCCATCTCCAGTTCCCACTCAACTACAGATGGAGATACTCCGTTTACATGAGTACAACTAGCTTCCCCTCTATTAGCAGTACCATTTCCACCTGTATCTTGTGACTGGGAAAAAACTATCTGACTCGGTGCTTCTGCATATCCCTCCCCAGGGTTTATTATTTTTAAACTATTTTCTATAACTCCAGTTGTGCCATTGACAGTGTATCTTCCATAAAAATCTTTACCTGTCTCTGCTGTAGTTGCAGAATAAAGAAAAATATGTCCAACAGTACTACTAGTACTACCGAATGTAGCTGCTGAACCAAATGGGGAGTTGCCAGTAAAAGACATTGCTGAACCTGATTCTGTAGCTTTAAGTTGTACTTTACCAGTGTGGTTATTATCATTTAACGCTGTAGCAGCAGTAACTGAATGCACCCAATAATCTGTATCTTCAGCAAAACCTGTTGGAAGTGTTGGTACTGTCCCAGTTACTCCGCTTACTGTAAGCATCAGAGTATTAGTGGTATTGCCAGGGTCTGTTATAGTTATAGTATCACCTACTTTGTAACTATGTCCTCCATTAGTAAGGGTTACTGTAAGGTTAGAAGATGCATCTGATGCAATAGTAAAATGGGCAAAAACACCTGAGCCAGATGAAGATGTTCCATATACTGAAGTAGATGTTAAATTTGCTTGAAAATTACCTGATATATTTGTTGGCCCAGTGACAGCAGAAACTGGCAGGCCACCTATCCTAAAACGAACTCTTTCGTTTACTTTAAAATTTTCGCCATATGGACGAACCCAGGAACTTTGCATAAGAAACTCTGCTGCACCACCCATTTGCTGGACGCCATAAATGCTTCTTATATGTTGTGGCACAGAGAATATATTTGCTTGTATAAAAAAAGATCCACTACCTAAATCTCCATCTGTAACAGGAATCCTATCTTGATGCCCCCAAAAACCACCATGTATCTGGGTTCTAACAGAAGTCGTACCTACTTTTCCAGATTCTTCAAAACAATTAAGTGGTACAAGGAACCATCCACCTGTAGTAGTACTATAGGTATCACTCTTTATGGCTGTTTTATATACAGTGTTTTGTGATAAGCCCTTAGGTAATCTACCTCCTACAACCTTAAGCTCAAATGCATAACCAAATGAACCAGTAGAAAAAAATTCCCAAGTTTCTGCAGAAGAGTCTGCAAATAAACAAAGATGTCCATCAATATTTTGAAAGGTAATGGGGCAGTCATTTGTTTTATACTTATCTGCACCAGTCCCACTGCTACTCTGCCCCCATTGTGCTCCTGCTGATGTCAATGATACAGTTTTTACATACCCTGACTTGTGTAGGCTTGGGGT